ATTAGAAATGGAGCCAATGGCGTTACTTGCATTACCCGGCTTACTAAGATAGTTACCAAGCAATGCAGCCAATCCAGCACCACCAGCTACTTTAGCAATGTTTCCTAATGTAGAGCTACCACCACCGCCGCCACCACCATCAGAAGAACCTACACCGGTTGGTTTGCCAGATACTGTGTAGTTAACATCACCGCCATAGCTAACACCGCCAGCACCGGGGCGGCTACCAGCGGGAGGAGCAGTTACCATACTACGGTTTGCTGTGTATCGTGGAATGCCACCTTGGTATCCACCTTTTTGGGTGTTAGGGCGCAAGGCTCCAAGCCCGCCAGCCAAAGCGCCACCTAAAGCGCCAACGGTTCGCATGTCTAAATTACCGGTTTTCTTATCGGTAAAAAGATCCTTAATAAAACTGCCAATACCGCCGTAATTGGGGTCAATGCTTTGTTGAATTTCCCGATTGCTGGGCGAATCTGCATTGCGATATTGCGAAGTACTTCCGGGGGAAATGCCAATGAGTTTATTGAAGTCGTACGCGTCCCCGTTTACTGGAACACCGTTTTCGTAGCCGTATACTGGTTCACCCATAATTAACCCCTCAAAATTTGTAACAAGGTGTCAACGTCAGTACTGTTTACGCGACCACCATTAGAAAACCCACCATCCCCGTCATCCTGCTCTTGTGCCATCCCTTGCATCGGCATCGGCATAGGCATTCCTGAAAACCCGTCGTCAGCACCGAGCGCGGAAGGCGGGACATAACGCCCCCCAAACAAGTCTTCCCCGTAAAGCTCTTTGAACGATTTTATCTTAGCGCCCTCAGTCTTGTCACTCATCATCATGTTCAACAAGGCGTTTTGTTGCTGTTGCTGTTGATTAGCTAAGTTGGTTATTGCATCTACCGCAGGGTTTGTGCCGGGTGTAGTGGGCCTTGCGCCGGGCGTAGTTGGTCTAGCTGCGGGTTTTGCTGGAGCCGCCTTCTTAGCCCCGCCGGGCATAGCCCCAGCTCTTTTCATTAACTCCGCACCGCTTATGGCTGTGTCTCGATCTGGCATGTAGCTCACATCAATCTCTTCGCCATCCTTGCTTGTCCAAACTCCGGGTCTAGTCAGGCTGTATTCCCATTCTTTGTTGGGGTCGATATTGCCTGTCTCTGGCCCAAGTGGGCCTTGTACTCCACCCAAAGGGTCTGAAACAAACTCACCCGTTGTTTCATCAATGTAGCCGGAGCCGGTTGGCATTGTGCCGCCAAAGGTTGGGTCAAACACACTTTCATAACCGTCACTATCCGAGCCGCCAGTTAAGGATGAGTACCCACCACTGCCGGGTTTAAACATACCGGGGATTAGGTTCTCTCTAAATTCATCCATGTCGCCGGGGCCAAGAGAAGCAGTAAGGTTGTCGCCTTTTGGAATTGCATCCATGCCATAACGCAGTATGGCTAGTGGATCACCACTTTCAATTGCTTTAACCGCGCCAATTGTTTTGGAAATATCTTTAAGGTCAAAGCCGCCAACATCACTTATTCCACCAGCATTAGCGCCAGCCATAGCAATTGCTAACGGATCGCCACTTTTTAGAGCGCCCGCGAATTTAGCTGCGTTGGCAACATCAGCCATGCCACTGATACCCGCCATACTACCAAGACCAGCAGCACCTGCAACTGCACCCAATATATTGCCTTGCTTGGCTGCAATCAGTGCGTTTAAACCTTGAGCAAATGGAGCTACGCCGGGAATAAATGAAGCAATTGACAGCAGTGGGGCAATACTTCCCAAGTCACTGCTAGACGCGCCCTGTGTGTAGAAATACGGATTACCTTGGTCATCAAATTGCACACCGTAACCGGTGTTTCCTTTTCCCTCATAAGTGCCACCAAAGAAGTTCCCCGTTTGGCGCTCGGTGTATGTGTTCGGGACTTCTTGACCAGTAACTTTATTTCCAAATGTTGTTTGCCCAGTATCGGCTACCGCTTGCCCGTTTACCGTTTTAACTTTTGATGGATCAACTGGTGTGTAGTTGAAACCACCCTCTCCGTTGTCCTGAGCAAGACCATATTGAGTATCTATTTTTGCGTCTTGTGGGACATCAACCATCTTATATGTTGGGTTTCCCTCTTCATCAGCGCCGCCATCGGGTTGCCTAATGACGTTTCTGGAAGTGCCAGCATCTTCATCGTAAAGTTGAACAACTTGATTGCCGTTGTATGTTTTACCAATCTCTTGAACAGGCTCATACTTTGGAACTTTACCAAACTGCTTGATGTCGGTAATGCCAATGCTAGACAGAATCCTAGCCATGTCCTCGGCATTTGCCTCAGCAGAACCGTGACCCGCACCAGACCATTTGCCAGTTAAACCTTGACCAAGAATTTGTTTCTTTATAAGTTGCTTGTAATCTTCAGCCATATTTTTCCTTAAGGCAGAGCCGACACAAAGGTCATTGTGGCTACAACAGACTGGGTAGAAGGACGCACTGGGCCTGTGCTTGCTGGGTAATGCTGTATTGTTACAGAAGCATTTGTGGTTGACCAGTAGATCTGAATGTAGTCGTTCGCCGCCATAGAAACGTAGTAGTTCCAGCCAATAATCTCGTGAGCTTCATCACCAGCAGACGCGCTCTTATGTGCAGGGATTGAGATAAACCCAGTCGATCCTGCAATGTCAGCGCCATTCTGTTTTAACCAAATACTCATGTCTTGAATCTGGTTGTCCGTGTTTTGGAACTGAGCACTGAACTGCAAGTTATAAATACCAGCAGTTGCTACCGTGATTTTAGAGGTATCTATGGTTACGCCATTAGAAAAGTCTGTGGTGTTAAGCGTCATCAACGTGGCTGTATTGGCCGTAGTTGTCTGATCTTGATCGCTAGAAAAAGCCCCATAAGGAACACGCAAGCCAGACCCATCAATTGAGCCTGAGCCAGTATTCATCTGGTTAAGAATGTTTTGCAGTCGGTTGAAATACAACCGAAGCACATTGTTTAGCTGATCTTGGTAAGCTTTGTTGTATTGTTCTGCTGCCAACGGCAGAGCAGGCGGCTCAACCCGCTGAAAGTCGTATTCCGTTGTAACAATCAGACTCATGAATTACCTCTGCGGCCATCTTGACGGATGTCAATACGGGGTGAGCCAAGCTGCCATGCGCACCCAAGCTGGGTAGATTCCACCTTCATAATCATCTGACGGCCACGAACCCTGACGTAAACCTGACCCGTAAACTCTTCAATCGGCACGGTGGCTGTACGTACTACCGTAGCATCCGAGTTACCACCCAAGGATATTGGATCGTTATAGCCTGATCCAGCATTCTGCATGGGGATTAAAGTCATGGTGACTTGCGGAGATGATGTATCAGACCCACGGAAAGTAATGTCGGGCAGGATACGCCAGACAAACCCAAAGTGATCGCCGTCATCAATGTCAAACTCGGTAGTCTCAATAACGGCAGTAATTGGCAAAGTTGTACCGGTTTCGTTGTCATCATTACCTTGTTCGTGGTAGACAATGTTGTACGTATACGTTGCCGCCATTGGGTACTTACGCAATGCAGAGTCAATCCATGCTGTTCGGGCCATTGTGCCGTAAGCCCAGACATCTTCTAAGTAGTTGTATGTTACGTACTTATCAATAGTGAACGACCCAGCGGAACAGTAGAACCACCAGATCTCGTTAAAGCCTTCATTGGTAGAGGCAAAGAATTGATCCTGTTGCTCCAAGTTAATGTCTTGGAAAACATACTGACGCAGATCACATCTAAGAGTCTGCACCCGACCGTCGTATTTGTAGAACTTATCAATACCCATCCAGTACACCACACCAGTGGCGGTTGCAGCTGCGTTTGGCCCGGCAATAGAGATGTTGTCTCCCAACAACTGGGAACCCCACACCGCTGGCGGCCCTTGGTACTGCAACGAATACAGAGCTGAGTCTGTAAACACAACAATCTCCTGCCGGGTCTGAATTGCAGTAACAATCTTTGAGCCTTTGGATAGCTGTAAGCTACCAGCCTGATTGGTTGCAGAGGGGAACCATTCCAAGTAATCCTCTTGGTCAGACCAGCGAATCAACATGGGGTTTTGAATGGTGCTTCCATAGTCATTACAGCCAAACGCAAACGTAAAACGTGAAGCATCAGACACCAGAATAGAACTCTGAACCGTTGGGCAGGAAGAAGCTCCCGGCAAGTTGTTAATAGCCACACCCCGTGAAGTCAGCAAAGAGCTTGCTTTCCAGACGTAAATCTCACCACCGTTAGGTGCAAAGAGTAAGTCTTCACCAAAGTTAGCCTGTGACCAAATACGCATCTGGTCAGATGATTCCACACCAACGCCCCAAGGCCCAGCACCCCACGGGCCAGCACCCCAGCCAACCAAAGGAAGCGCATAAGGAGCGCCAATGTTAATTTGGTAAGCAGCAACCACAGCAGACCCACCGCCCGTAGCAGTGGAAGTAGCCGGGCTTGCCGCAGTAATTGTGTATTGAGTGGTAGATGTGCCGGTTACGGTTAGCTCATACTCACCATTTAAAGTAAGGCCACCAACAGCTGTAGCACCGCTGAAGGTAACAAAGTCACCATTGGTATAGCCACCAGCTGCGTCAGTTACAGTGACAGTTGTTGACCCGTTAACCGTAGAAAATGGGTTTGTCAGTGCAACGCTAAGCTTCGTATATGTTGCTGAAACAGATGCACCGCCCCCGCCAGTCACAGTGGATGATGCCGTAGTAGATACGGTAATTGTGTAGTCGTCAGCTCCAACATACGTTATGGTGTGGTTAGTGTTAAGTACTTCTGCTGGAATTCCACCGACCGCAACGGCCCCAGAAAAGGTAGCAATATCACCGGTAAGTAAACCGTGGGCAGTGTCATTGACGTTAATAACGTCTGACCCAGATGTAGTGTCAAAAGGGTTGTTTAGTGTTACAGGAGTTTGTACAGCCGAGCGTAGGGGTGTAACGTCGTAATACAGTCCACCATTCTCAATGTAGAACTTTAAGTTAGTGCCAATACCCAGCAGATTCTGCCCGCCCAGAGTCACCCAGTTCCACAAAGAGCGGCAAACCCCTTGGAAAATAGCCGAGGAAATACGCTGCCAACCACCGATTTTTTCTGGGCTGCCCTGCCTAAAACGTATTTTATCGGATACATAGTAGCCGTTCTCAGACGTATAGCGCGTGTTCTCACGATTCACGCCACTCTTCTGTTGAAGTTTTTTAAGCGGCATCCAACACCTCAAATTTGTTTTGTTTAGACGTATTTATTGATGCCGGTATTACTTGCAAGTTTAGTGGAACGTGCAAACCAGAAACAATCTTGCCTTGTAACGGTATTATGTGGTCAACGTGCCAAGAAAATTTAAACATTTGAGTGCGCTTGGCAGCCAAATCATAAGCCTGCTCAATTAACCAAAAATCGTCTTCAGTTAACCAAGCTGGCGTTCTATTCATCTTGGCTGTTTTGCGCTTTATTTCTTTTGCGTTTACCTTGTCAGGGTATTTCTGGCGAAATTCTTTGTAGTAGTCGGGGTTCTTTGCATAGAACAGTTTTGATTTAAGTTTGGTTTCTTCTGGTCTAGCCGCCGCATACGCACGTTGGTACGCTTTTTTGGTGTCTGAATTTTTAGCGTAACTTTCCCGTTTGCGCTCAAGCAATACAGCTTTATTTCGTTCGTAGTGGTTGCGTTTTTGAGCTTGAATTAAGTTGGCATTTTTTGTATTTGCAACTTTTCTGCAAGCTAAGCATCGATATGTCAAACCGTCATGCCGTGCGCGATCTTTGCCAAACTCAGAAGTTGGCTTTTCACACTGGCATTTGTTACACATCTTTAATGGCATGGCTTATTTTCCCATCAATTAAGGGATGCATCAAGCATACAGCCGTGTGCCTGTTTTGTCGATAATCAGTGCCTGCTTTCTTGGCTTGGCATCTGGCGTGTTTGGGATGCTTACATGAGTCCAGCGGTCAAACTCTCGGATAACTTGGTCGTATGGCAGGCCAGACGCAATGATGGTTTTGACCACTTCGTCAGGGGTTAGTTGAGGTACTCGGATGTCCACAGCACAACCAATACGATGCTGGCTAGTATCTTTAGAACCAACAGCATCATTGACTTGCTTGCTTCTAAAAGCTGAGTTAACCATGACTGGTCTTCCGCCCAAGGCAGTTTTGACTTCCTCAAGGAAGGCGGCGAGTCGCTTAAGGTTCTCCAGCTCGGCTTCGTTGGGGGTGTTGTCATACTGTCTGTGGTCAGTGTGCGTGAGTTCTTCAAGGGTGAAATGCGGTGTCAGATTCATTTTTTAATCCTATCTGCAATCTTTTCCATTGTGCGTCCACCAAAGTAGAACGACATCACGAGCATGCCCCATTGTCCCAGCAATTCAACGTAAGCGCCACGGGTTTCGTACTCAAATATTGAGGCAATGGCAAAGCCAGAATAGGCAACCAACAGGAAGATTAGCGTCATGGGACGAATGTTCTTGGACAGCCAAGAATCACTAGACATGTCAGCCTTAACCCGCTCGGTCAGGTTGTTCTGCTCCGTCTTGTATAGCTCGGTTTCGTTGGCCATCTTAGCTAGCTCACCGTCCTGAGCCATCTTCTGAAGTTCCAGTTGCGCTTTGGCCTTGGCCTCTGGGTCTGGGATCAGCTTATCGATAAGTTTTCCACCTACCGATAGGAGTGCGTCTAGTCCAATCATTGTTTGCTCCTTGTAAGCATGGTTGCTGCAATTTCCATCATGGTTCTTGTTACTTGAATGTCAGCGGGTTCATTATCCCAGCCTACAGTAATTTGTCCAACAAACCGGCTTGGATCAGGTGGGATGCTGACTCGGCAAGTGTAGGCAACCCCCTTGGCGATATACCATAAACCCATTTCCGATTGCGCTGACTTGTACTCGCCACAAGGAATCTCACTTGCCATCAGCCTAATCACATCAGCGTTGTTGGCTTGGTTTTGAGTAAACAGCCCAACATCAAGCCCATCATTGGTTTTGTCTCTACCCTCTTTGGTGTAAGCACGATGCAACACTCTTGTTCCAAACATGGGGTTTACTTTGAATACAGCCACAATTGTGGCGTTGGTTGTTTTAAACAAGTGGGCGGCAGCGTCTTCCACTCTATCCTCAACAATGCTTGGCATCTTCTTGGACTCTCTGTACGCGCCCATCAGCAGTTCTTGGTTCTGCCAAACAAAGTATCCAGCAAACGCAAACACCGCCATGAGTATCAGCGCAAACAGTTTAAACGGGCTATCCACATAGGACAGCACCTTGCTCAATACATCTGCTGGCTTTTCGTCACTCATAGACCAATCATTCCCAGTAGTTTGTTTACAACCTTGTCGGCCAAGTCATCGGGCAAAAAGCGGAGCAGGCCAAGCACCCACCAAGCAATACACAGCCTGACAAAGACTTTAAGGAAGAGGTCAAACTGTTTCTGGTACTCATTCACCGACCACACCCTGTCTTGGCACACAGTTCAGCCATCTCATTAAGCCCCCAGCCAACTGCACCTAAGAGCATCACGATCACGACAATCCCAACCGCCCACTCCAGCTGTTCTTGCTCGGCTTCCTTGCGCTTCTTCTCTTCAGCCTTTAGCTCTGCCATTTCTCTGGCATCATCTCTATCCATTTCAGCTTGCCGAGCCTTGGTCGCATTCCATACGTCTATGCGTCCCGCCTGCATAAACAACATCTTTAGCTGTTCCTCAAACCGCTTGGCCTCATCCAAGGCCATCTCAATCTGTAATGCCGCACCTAGGTTAGATTTACCGCCTGTACGCTTGGCCTGAAGCATCGCCTTGGTAGCGGTGCTCTTGGCATCAAAAAGCCGCGAAATGGATGGAGCCAATCCCGCTAGATCACTAGCAACCTTGCTGGCCTTTTTGACTACGCTGATTGCAGTCTGTAGTCCCTGTAACGCTGTTATTGGGTCTATTGGAATCATAGGTACAACTCAAAACAAATTCCAGTAACCAAACAGCGGGGGCCAAAGCCCCCAGACAAGGTTACTTGTGTTCTACGTCAGCGGGTTTTGCTAATGCTTGCTTCAGTAACTCAAAGAAGGCGTTGCGGCCTACTTGGAGCTGATCTACGTTAAATCGTGCTGAGTCCAATTTGCGATCCAAATCTGCGACATGATTCAACAACGCTTGTTGCTGGGGTGTCAGGTCTTCAAACTGGTGCTCAACGCCATCGATTGTCACAGGGGTCTTTTCATTTTTTCCCATGATTTTCCTTTAATTGCTACCAAACTCAGGTGGCAGCTTCCTGTTTACCAAGGTTTTCCTGTGGCTTTTACAGGGTTCTTCAGCAAAGCAATCTGAGCCGCCAAAGAAGCCTCTGTAGTTTCCTTGTCAACAGATTCCCACACCCAATTAAGGACTGTGGCTTCTGTGAGGGATGCGTAGGGAATTGCAGGAGTGCCTTCAGCCCATGAGACTGTTGCGTAGGCAGAGGCAGAGTGTTCTCCGTCTACTGCTGTGCAATTCCAGTGAACTACAGAGACAAACCCTGTAGCTACGTCACGTTCCATTGTGTTAATCGACCAAGTAGTAGTCATTATTTTCCTTACAGGTTAGAGGCATCTAAACGAGCCTTGAGTGATTCAATAATTACTTGTTGTTCTTGGATGAGTGCCACCAAGTCAGCCATAACTTCTGAACTTGATGCTTGCATAGATTGCATCATTGGGTTGCCATTTTCATCCACAGCGTCTTTTTCGCCAGTAACAGAAGCACTATATGGATTAGAAAACTCATGTGCCAAGAAACCACGGAACTCAGAGCCATCAACTTTCCATGTGCCTTGCTTTGGTTGCAAAGACATTAGGCGTTCTTTATATCCAGTTAAGTTTCCTGTGATGTTCTTTAGGCGGTAATCGGATGAAGTGTTGTAGGCAGTAGCCGTAGTAGTTACAGATACAGAGCCAACCTGCGTAGCTGACACATTAGACGTACCTCGGTAAAAGGTAACAATATCTCCATTTGTATCAAACCGAATAGTGGCAATCGGGTCAGCATTAACACGACCAGCAACTATTAAACCACCTTGAGTAATACGAGTACCAGCAACATTATCGGCTGTAGATGTTTTACCCACCAGCAAGTTACCGCTTGAGTCTATACGGGCACGTTCTGTGTTGTTCGTGTAAAACAACATTGGTGTGTTAAGAGTGTTATGTATTGCAAAATTATTTGTTGCGCTTTCAACGTACCCAATATAACCCTTTGCACCATTAGGGTCTGTGTAGCGAATATAACAATCACCAGTCGTATCAGTAGACTCAAGACGTAAAATTTCTGAAGCGTTAGTGCCCTTTACATGAAGCGGTGCTTGTGGACTTGTAGTACCAATACCCAAATTACCACTAGCATCCAGAGTCATTGCCTGAGTAAAGGTAATGGCGTTTCCTGCTGTGCCTACTGGAGCGTTAAAGAACTTATATACGCCACTTTCCTGCCTCATTAGCGTTGCAAGACCATTGGCTTTATAAATCCAGTTTGATCCGCTTTGGTGTGCATTAAGAACTAAATCAGCAGTAACGCCAGAGTCAGTTGAAAAAGCCGCTTGGCTACC